GTTGTAAATTTTTATGGATCAGGAAAAGGTGGTAATAGATTAAATGCTTATGATAGATACAATTCAGGTGACGTAACAGTTGTTGGTGGATATAGAACAAGACCATCAAACACGAGTGGTACGAGAGTTAAGATACACGTTAATCAAAATATAGGTTCTGAAAACAATAGTATAAATCACTGTGCTTTAAGAACTGGTAATGGTTGGAACTCAGGTACAACATTAAGTGTTGATGTGGGATCTAATGGTAGAATACAAGGTGCTGGTGGTGATGGTGGTGATGGATCAGTTAATAATGGATCTGGTAGCCCGGGTGGTGATGGTTCAAGTGGATTAGGAGTCGAATATACTGAAACTGCTGTCAATATCGCAAGTGGTGGAGTTATTGCTGCTGGATTTGGCGGTGGTGGCGGTGGTGCAGGAGGAGAGCAAACTGATAAACCGGGTACAAGATATGCAGCCGGTGGTGGAGGCGGTGGTGGAGCCGGACTTCCAGTTGGAGAAGGAGGAGCAAAAGGACAAAGAACTGCTGGACTAAGTGCTGGTTCTAGTAATTCAGGGCCCGGAAGTGACGCATCTTTATCAGGTGGTACTCAGGGATCAGGAACTGCCGGTGATGGTGGCGGTGGTGGTAATAATGCTAACGAAGCAGGTGGTGCAACAGGTGGTGAAGGTGGACAGGCTGGTGAAGCTGCTGATGCAGGAGGAAATGGGGATGGAAATGGTGGAGCAGGAGGTTCAGATGGATCAGCGATTAGAAGAACAAATGGTGGTATAGTGGTAGATATAAATGATGGGAGTAGAGTTGTGCCAAATGCTGTTGCAAACGGAGTTGCTTGATGCTATAATATTGATACGAGATTTTTATTATGCCCAGATCGGTTGATCTAATT